TTATTGTAATGACCTTTGAGAGATATTGAAACAACTATATGCAAATAGTTTATTGCCCTTATATCTATTGGCTTAGATGGCGATAGTAATACCTGACTAAACTGTGGGGTTATGTGGTAGATAGTGGGCGGGATTGCGTTGTGACTAATAGCCAACACTCGTCCACCCACCAGTCTGCCTTCTCGCGTACGCGTGCCCTGTGAGCCCTTATAGTATATGGTAGACAGGCGATCAGTGCACACCCTAGGCTACCCCCTCACCTCATAGCCACTCTACCCACAGAGCCCTTCTCGTGCCTCCTATCCGTCAATAGGTACATACCCTTAGTGCCACCTAAGTTAGTAGCCACTAACATCATGCACCACATTGGTGCGCTGGTCTGCGTTTCACATTGTGAGATAGCATACCACAATGTGAAACGTTTGGGCGCGAGGCTATGTGGAGTGAGTGCTTACTTACATAATGCACCAATGTGGTGCGCCCCAGTGAGTACTCACTTACTTAGTGCACCACATTGGTGCATAGACTGTGTGGGCTACTCTGCTCGGCAGGGCGCGGGGCTATGTGCCAATGTATCACGTTCAAGCATGCTTTCCTTGGTGGGGTGTTGTTTATATACCACATACCCCAATTTGGGTCCCGTGGACTGACCGGCCGGCGGGGGCCCCATAGACCATGAGTTTTGTATAATTCCAGGGGAAAACCCGTTTTGTTAAATTTTTTTTTAAAAAATACATTCTATATACGAATAATGATATATAGATCTATTTCTATATAACTAAAAGTAGTCATTTGTCAGGGTAGTACTAGTAGTACCCCTTACTTTATCATTTTTAAAATTTTTTAAAATAATAAACGTAGTGGTGGGGGTAACCTGGAAAACAGCGCGCAACCCATACTACCCTGACAAATGGGGACAGAGTCAAGGTATATTTTTCTGTGGTGAGGCGCTTTACCTGTTTATTTGCATTAATATAAGTATGACAGATAAGTATGTATACCAAATCCAAGGCGCGTTAGAGAACGCCGCCGGTGAGTTTAAAGGCTTACGGATACTGGTATGCGACCTGTACAACTTTGATTCAGTAGATGTACCGGTAGACATACTGGACAACGAAACGGCAAAGTACATTCAGTTTAGGCTAAACTGCACCAAGGAAATAATGAACATAGCCAAGCTGCCATTTAAAATTCAAGATAATATTCGGGGGCCGTTAGGGCCCTGGCTGGACCATTGGGTCCGAGAAAACTTCCATGGCGATTTTAGCAACAGAAAAAGTCTTAACTCATAACTACTGGAAGCCAGCCTACAAGATTGAGGTTGGTGACTACCTGTTTGACCACAACGGACAACCCACTAAGGTTACCCTGGTCCAGCAGTACCACACCCAGGATTGCTACAGGGTCACCCTATCTGACGGGCTGACTATATCAGGCGACAAAAAGCTGGCATTTCCCACAGAAAACCAAAAATACCGAAATAGAACTTGGACCTATAAAGGTTTCTTTAAATTTCGCCGTCCATTAAGGCCTATGAGTATTGAGGTCTTGCAAAGCACATCTTTAAAAATAAAAGACAACGAACTAGCATACTCCATCCCGTCTACTAAACCCCTAGCTTTACCACACCAGGACCTACCAGTGCCCCCATTTGTATTTGGGTACTGGTTTATGAACAAAAATGCAACAAACCATATCAGATCCCCTAAGGCCTACAAGGACATAATTCCCCAAAAACTAAAAGACCGGGGGTACCTGATAACCCAGCAGCGTTGTCATAAAACCCACCGCATGGTCTATAGTACCGAGCCTAGAGTTGAAATGCAGCTGATTGGTAAAATACCAACCAACATCCCAGATAACTACCTACTAGGATCTATGGATCAAAGAATTGATCTACTCTCTGGTATATTATACGCCAAAAGAGGATGGTATAACTTAAAAAACGATAGGTTTACCATTACCCTAAAAAGTTATCAACTTATACGGCAGATACAGGGGCTTGTAGAATCCCTTGGAATTAAAACATCAATGTACTACAGGGAAGATAACAACGAGTACATATTCTCATTTCGTAGCCGTCTACAGCTCATGGACCACCAGGTATCACCAAAGATCAAGGTCCATCAAGCCAGGCGTTACATTGCGAACATTAAACAAATTGAGCCACAGCTGTGTGTTCATATAGAAACCGAGGGGGCTGATAAGAGCTTCTTAGTCGGGGAAGGTTTTATATCATGTCTTTAACACAAAAACAAGAAGTTACGTTAAGTAAATTCGCAGATGCCCATAAACACTGGCCCAAACAACAACTTGACTCCACACTGTGGCAAGTCAAATGGAGCCTACAGGCACTACCCCACCAAAAAGAACCAGAAGATGGAGAGTATGATACATTCCTTATGCTTGCTGGCCGGGGATCAGGCAAGACGCACACTGCTAGTCATTGGATTGGTATTCGTGCTTGGAAGTACAGCGGAACCCGCTGGCTTGTCACGGCACCCACTTCAAATGATATTCGGGCTACCTGCTTCGAGGGAGACTCAGGACTCCTCAACATCATCCCCGCCAGCCTCATCAAAGACTACAACAAATCCCTGTTTGAGATCACCCTCACCAACGGATCCATCATTCAAGGCATCCCCGCCTCCGAGCCGGAGCGCTACCGCGGCAAGCAGTTCCATGGCGCCTGGTTTGACGAGCTCTGCGCCTTTGACTACCTTGACCAAGCCTACGACGGCGTCCAGTTTACCCTCCGACTCAAAGACCCCAGAATCCCCAGGGTGCAGCAAATTATTACCACCACCCCAAAACCTAAAGAGCTCATCGTTGACCTCAACGAGGGTAAGGTCGGAGGGGATGTCTACGTCGTCAATGCCTCATCATACGACAACCGGGACAACCTATCAGAGACATTCTTCAAGCAGCTAGAGACGTATGAGGGAACAGATATTGGAAGGCAGGAGATCTATGGACAGATCCTTGACCCCGAAGCAACGGGTATCATCAAACGTAAAATGTTTAAGATGTGGCCCGCAGACAAACCAACCCCCGAGCTAGAGTACGTCATTGCCTCCTATGACCCAGCAACATCAGAAAAGACAATGAACGACCCCACCGCATGCACAGTGTGGGGAATATTTGAACAGGAAGATAAGGGGACATCTATTATTTTACTGGACGCATGGGACCAACACTTAGCATACCCACAACTACGACGTAAAGTAATTGATGACTTCAAAGAGGTTGTGTACGGATCTGACAATACCTTTGCTAAGGGCCGTAAGGCCGACCTGATACTCATGGAGGACAAGAGCGCAGGTATATCCCTCATCCAGGAGCTGCAGGGCTCTGGGGTGCCTGTAAGGGGCTACAATCCCGGCCGTGCTGATAAGGTACAACGTCTGAACATTGTAGCACCCCTAGTTGCCAAGGGTAAGGTCTACATACCAGAGGATGCCAAGATTAAGGGTGAATTTGCGGAATGGGCCAAGAGATTCATTCGTCAGGTGTGTTCTTTTCCGGAGGCAGGTGGCCACGATGACTACGTGGACTCACTATCTCAAGCGCTTCGTGTTCTGCGAGATTCAGGCTGGATACAGTTAGATTTCCTTCCTGCTCGTGATTATGACTACTCGGATGACCTCGCAGCACGTAAATTTTCAAACCCATACTCACAATAGGGCGGTTTTGGTCATGTTTTTGCATTAATATTAATAGGACAAGTAAATTCGTCCATCCCATTCATAATTGCCGGTATAACTCCTTCTGAGCAAAAAATATAAATAATCTATGGCAAATCCAAAACTTCCGATTCAATCAGGCAACAATCTACCTATGCAAGACCGGGAAGACGAAATCCATGACGCCAAAGACCAATACGCAGAGATGGAGGCATTTGAGGACGCCCTTGGATTAGATGAAGACGAAGTTGAGCAAGAGGTCATTGAAAATGATGATGGCTCGGTTATTGTAAACTTTACACCAAAATCTAGCCCAAAAGAATCCCCAGAATTTTATGCAAATTTAGCCGATGTATTTGACCAAGATGATTTAAACGAACTGGCAAATGAATACTTAGACTACATTGACGTTGACCGGGAGTCACGTAAGCAACGAGATAAACAATACGAAGAGGGTCTTCGTCGTACAGGACTTGGTAAAGACGCACCCGGTGGCGCCACATTTGATGGTGCCTCTAAGGTTGTGCACCCGGTCATGGCAGAGAGCTGCGTTGATTTTGGTGCATCATCATCAAAAGAATTATTACCGCCCGATGGAATTGTTAAATCAAACATCAAGGGCACAGCCGACAGAACAAAAGAAGAAGTTGCTAATCGTAAAGTAGAATTTATGAACTGGCAGCTCACAGAACAAATACCTGAGTTCCGCGACGAAATGGAGCAGTTGCTGACCCAACTCCCACTAGGCGGTTCTCAGTTCCTCAAATGGCGCTATGATGCAGAACAAGCGAGACCAACATGCGAGTGGGTCCCAATTGACAATATACTCCTTCCGTACTCATCCACAAACTTCTACACAGCGCAACGTGTAACTGAAGTACAAGACATTACAGAGGATACATTCTTACAACGTATTGAGGCAGGTATCTACATTGATATTGACTCAGACTATACATCAGACGCCCCGTTAACAGAACAGACTAGAAGCCAAGAAGCTAATAACAAAATTGAAGGCAAAGAAGAGCCATCTAAAAACATTGATGGTTTGCGCCGTATTTATGAAGTAACCTGTTTTATGCGTTTAGATGACGATACAGAGACAGAAGGCAGACGCGCCCCGTACATATTAACTATTGATGAGACAACCTCCAAAGTATTAGCATTATACCGCAACTGGGAATGTAACGATGAAAAACTGGAAAAACTGGACTGGTTTGTCGAGTTTAAATTTATTCCTTGGCGTGGAGCTTACGCTATTGGACTGCCTCAGCTTATTGGTGGGCTATCTGCTGCTCTTACCGGCGCTCTGCGTGCTTTACTTGACGCTGCGCACATCAACAACAGCCAGACGCTACTTAAGCTCAAAGGTGGAAGAATTGGTGGACAGTCTGATAGAATCGAGCCAACGCAAGTTGTAGAGATTGAAGGCGCACCTGGTGTTGATGATGTACGTAAGATCGCGATGCCGATGCCGTTTAACCAACCGTCTTCTGTACTGTTTAACTTATTAGGTTT